GCTGTAGTGAGTGCGTTTGTACCGTTAGTCCGCAGAAAATTGTTTGCACCGTTTTCAGTGTCATACAACATGTGATTAGAATAGGTGGCTGCTTCTCTAGTCTTAATCCAAACCAAACCACCTTCGCCATCAAGGTCAATGCCGTTAGTGATCGTTTGTGTGGTACCTGTGCCCGCATACAAATAAGTGCTGAACACTTCTTCTACGTTCAAAGGCTTAACCAGAGTATTAGCTGCCTGTCCTGCTACTCGTGCTACATTGCTCATGCTATATCTCCTGCTGACTTTTTGCCATAATACGTAGTACCACCATCTGTTGTGACAAACGTGTATAACTCTTTTGATGCTGTTGCTGTTGGTGCTGTACCTAAGTGCCACTTCACTGAGCTAGGCCATGTTAGAGCATAGCCACCTGTGTTGTTCACTTCTAATGTAAAGCCTACTGCTGTACCTGATGCTGGTGGGTTGGTGAAGGATACTGTAGTAGCGCCACTAGGGGTGAAGCTGAATGTGTTACCTGTGGATAGGTCTAGGGTTTGGGTGTAGGCTACAGTGGAGTATTGGTAGATGGTTTGACCTGAAAGGCTTGTGATATACATAATCAAACCAGAGGGGTCAAACGTAATATCGTAACAACTGTTTGTCTGCGAAGCTGCACTTAAAACAACACTATCATAACTAGCAGTAGATACATCCCATGCAGTACTTAGGCTATATTGGTACACAGCGTCAGATGTCTCCCCCGCAATGTACATCTTAGTGCCGTCAGACTTAAACGAGACACCTCTTGGCACTGAATCTTGAGAAGACACACTAAAAGACTTGCTTGCATAAGACCCTGTGCTTACATCATAAGCCGTGCTTAGGCTATACTGATAAACAGTGTCAGAACTTGCGTCTTGAGCATATAAAGATGTACCATCGGGCTTTATGTAAAAACCCTGCATACCTGTACCTTGAGAGGCCAGACTAAGGCTTTTACTCGCATACGACGCAGTGCTAATATCATAAGCTGTGCTAAGTGTGTACTGAAAAACTGTGTCATTGTTAGCGCCTAAAACGTACATAACTGTACCATCGTCATTAAACGCAACGCCTTCTGGTGTTCCATCTTGTGATGTAAGGTTGAAGACTACAGAATCATAAGAAGCGGTAGACACGTCCCATGCAGTACTTAACGTGTACTGATACACATTGTCTCCCGAAGCTGACGTGACATACATTTTTGTGCCATCGGGCTTAAACCCTGCACCTGTAGGAGAGGACGTTTCAGAGACCAAGAAACTTTTACCGCTGTAACTACCTTCTACTAAATCATACGAGGTACTCCCAGCAGTCTCAGTACCACCCGTCTGTAGATACCTAGTGCCTACACTAAGTCCATTCTTTATCTTAAAACTTTTATCGTTAGCCATCTATTTCACTCTCCATAGTTAGCTTAAATTGTCAGCGGTTTTTACACCAACATAAGAAGTACCACCATTATCTGTGGTAATAGTAAACACATCAGTCTCACCTGTAGCAGGGGCAGCAGGGGCTACACCACCAGCCCATTCTATTGAGGAGGGCCATGTGATTGTCGTATTTTGTATGGTTGAGTATTGAAATACGGTACCGTTTGTAGTACCTACCATATACATTTTCTTGCCATTATTACCAAAGGCTAACCCTTTAGGTGCAGTGTCTTGACCGCCAACATAAAAGCTATTAGCCGCAGATAGTGTTGACACATCCCATGCTGTACTTAATGTAAATGAATATACATTTCTATCTGCGCTGTCTGGGTCTACTACGTATAACTCAGTACCATCATCGTTAAACCTCACACTATGAGGGTTCCCTGTAGTGGCGCTAATAGATTGATTCTGTGAGAACGAAGCCGTACTTACATCCCACGCAGTACTAAGATTGTATTCATTTATGTCGTCACCATTTCCTCCGCACACGTACATCTTAGTACCGTCAGGCTTGAAAGTAAGTCCTTCTGGTGCTGTTTCTTGTGCCGCTATACTTTTACTCTTATTATCATACGAACCTGTAGACACATCCCAAGCTGTACTTAAAGAGTACTGATATACAGTATCGGATGACGCTCCTATCATGTACATCTTTGTACCATCTGGTTTAAAGTGTACATCACCACAGTTTACATCTTGACCTGAAAAACTAAAAGTCTTGCTTGCATAGCTTGCTGTTGAAACATCGTAAGCTGTAGTTAATGTCCACTGATCTACAGCACTACCACCAGGCCCAATAATATACATCGACGCACCATCAGACTTAAAGAATAAACCTTCTGGCGTGTTCTCCTGCGACCCAACATTTATACTTTTATTATCATAAACAGCATTAGTAAAACCATACCCTAAAGCACCACCAGTAACCTCTAGCTGAAACGACTGCACATCACCTGCATTACTGATGGTGTACGTTGTGTTAGCAGCTAGTGTGTCACTGAAGTAGTTACCTGTGCTAAGGTCAATGTTACTGCTAGTGATTGTCCCTAGTGTTACCTTTGTGGGGCCACCTACTTCTACAGCATTCTTTAATAGAAAATCTTTGTTATTTGACATCTACTTCACCTTCCATAGTTGCCTCTTTACGTTTAGCCCAGTATGCTTTCATCTTATCAGACTTTTTCTTTTTAGACTCTTCTGATTGGGTGCGTCCTGTGTTAGCAATACTGATCTTTTGTTTAGTTTCTTCTGACTTAGGCCTTCCTTTTTGCTGCTCAGACATCTTAGCACGAGTCTCCTCTGTGTGTCTTCTTCCAGCACTGGCTTTGCCAATCTTCTGTTTTGTTTCCTCTGAGTGTTTCTTACCGTAAGAAGGGTGGTTTGTCCCACTGTTTATCTTAGACAACAACGCCAAGGTTTCTTCTGTGTGTTTCCGCCCTGTGTGTGCCTTAGACATTTTAGCACGAGTCTCCTCAGAGACTGTCATACCTTCACACCCCTTACTGCCGCCTACAACTAGGTTTAAACAGCTAGGGTCTTCTAGGACTCTTTCCGTAACTACAAGAGACTCCCACAGCAAACACTCATCGTATGTACCCATAAACAAAACATCACGAACCCAATCATCGGGGTTCTTACATGCTGATTTGTTTCTGCCCCCATACTTATCTACGAAGATTTTACCACTACCTGCGTACCAGTCGTCAGGACTACCCTTGTGTACGCCTCTATAAAACTCGCCAGTAGACTTACGTACCCACTGATAGCCAAATGCTTCATGCTCCATTATTTTGCACCGTCAATGGCGAGTACGCCTTTATATGAAGTACCTCCGTCTGATGTACTAAAGGCAATGATGTCTGTCTCACCTATGGCGGGTGACGTAGGTGCTGTACCAGAGGGCCACTCTACGGTACTAGGGTAGGTGATGGTATGGGCTGTACCACTAGCAGCCAACAACAACGTAGCCTGACTAACAGTACCACTATCAGCAGGGTTGCTTAGGTTAATCTGAATGTCAGACGTTGGTGTTACCTCAAAGACTGAACCAGTGGATAGGTCTAGGGTATTGGTGGTTAGGACTGTGGAGAACTGATACACACTATCTGTGTTTCCTTCAACAACGTACATCTTAGTTCCATCAGATTTAAAGGCTAAAGTATAGGTAGCCGTGGATGGTGGGTCAGACCATGTAGCACTTATTGAAGAGTAAGAGGTGGTACTTAAATCCCATGCAGTAGATAAAGTGTACTCATATGCTGACCTGCCAGAGGCTATAATATAAAAACTTGTTCCGTCAGGGTGGAAGAATAAACCTAAAGCGGCTGTAGTTTGAGATGTTAGACTAAAGCTCACAGAATCATAAGATGCTGTACTAACATCATACGCCGTAGAAAGTGTATATTGATACACAGTATCATTAGTGCCCCCAAGAACATACATTTTAGTTCCGTCTGACTTAAGAAATAAATCATTAGGTAATGTGTCTTGAGATGTTAAAGTGAAACTTTTACTTGCATAACTCGCTGTAGATATGTCCCAAGCTGTACTTAAAGTGTATTGATATACTGTATCATTAGCACGACCCATGAGGTACAACACTGTACCGTCAGACTTAAAGAACAAACCCCAAGGGTTAGTATCTTGTGAAGCTATACTAAAAGCAGTTACATAACTTGCTGTAGTTAAATCCCAAGCTGTACTTAAACTGTACTCACTAATATCTTGACCTGTTAAATCTACTATAAACACTTTAGTGCCATCTGGCTTAAAGAATATACCTGTAGGTGTCCCTATCTGTGAAGTTACACTTAAACTAACACTATCATAACTAGCAGCACTAAGACTATACCCCACACTACCAGACGTAACAGTACCCACCGCCTCGTGATAGACAGTGGGTTGAATACCGTTCTTTACTTTAAAGTCTTTATTGTTTGCCATGCTTCACCTTCCACTTGGCTGAATGTATTACAGAGTAATAGCTTTAACTGTAAACGCTGTACTATTAGTTGATGCAGGGGTAGCTAGAATACGGACGTTACCACCTGATAGGTCTACATCAAATGTAGCTAGTGCAGTGTTAGTATTAACTTGTGCATACTCTGTTGCTACAGCAGTAGTGCCATCATGTGTGATAAGCAACTCAGTGATACTACGTTCTGTAGCTGCTGAGTCATGCATAGTAATTACAGCTTTAATGCCATCATACGTTGTTGCGTTATAAGATGCAACAGTTACTTGTGTTGTAGCTGTAGTAGTTTGTGTCTGTGTGTCAAACGCTTCTACTGCAGCATTTACCCATGCACTACCGTTCCACTGTAAGTATTCACCTGATGCTATACTTGTAAGTGTTACATTATCAATGTCATCCAGTGCAGTAATGGTATCATTAACCCACGCAGAGCCGTTCCACTTAACGAAGTCACCTGTAGTTGCACTCGTGATAGTTACATTGCTAATGTCATTAAGAGTGTTGATAGTAGGAATACTAGCATTAACCCAAGCTGAACCATCCCACTTTAGAAACTCACCTGATGATGCACCCGTAATAGTAACATTAGAGATGTCGTTCAGTGTGTTAATAGTAGGGATACTCTCAGCTTGCCAGCCGTTAGTAGTATCAAATGTAAGTACTTGCCCATCTGTAGGCGACATAGCACTGTACACATTGTCTAAGTCTTGAATGTTAGAAGGTACAGCACTCTCTTTAGCTAGTGGAAAACCA